CCCTAAGCCACTGACCTCGGGCATGCTGCCGTTCTGCCTGGTCAACTGGAAATAGAGTGTGTCAAAGTGGGCCTTTTACGTACTCTCGCACGAAACTACAAGAGAACTTTGCAATTGGAGACGGGCCGAAAACAGGACAACGCACAGCTCCTCCTTCAAGTATTTTGTTTTATTAGGACCCACACAGGTGTGGAAGTTAGACGAAAAGCGATGGACTCCAGATCCCCATATGTTGCCGGCGCCCTTATGCCCCCTGAATCCTTAATTCATTTTGAGGCTTTGCAACCCGGAGAGGCGCCGGATGGTGCGTACACTAGGTGTTTCAATCATATCGTTGAGAGTTATAGGGTGCGTAGACATGAGAGAATGGGTTACATGTTGGAAGAGATAAATCCGGAGAAGAACCTCTCAGCAGAGAAGATGGCGTCTCTCCTTGGAAACCTTGCTGGAGAGAACATACGCAGGGTGGATCTCCAGCCCACATTTAAGTGGTTTCCTGCATTTAATGCCCTTCCCCCCAACTCAACTCCCATTTCTGTCAGCTCCCACCTAGCCTATTTGGATGACAATATGTATTCAATGGCTTTTGGGGCTTCCTCCATGCGAAAATGGCACAACCATGTTAAGAGAAAGGTCATACAGGGGGAGTTTGACTGGATAACTGCAGACCCACGTGCCCATGGTCACTTCCCCTCTCTTGGCTGGCTAGCCACTCGGGCCTATTATGACAAGAATCCAAACGAAGACCCTTGTTACATATTTAAACACAGCTTTGTGTCTGGTGGCTCTGCCCAGGGCATGGTTGAGGCCATAACCAAGATGTCTAGGACGTTCATCTACCCAGGCGAGTCCCCTCGCCGCATACTGGTAGCCATTCTTAGGTGGTATAATAAGTCTGAGGCCCACCGCAAGACCCAGCCCCTACCCCATGATTATGAGACACTTGGAGCTGTCCCATGTGGGTCCTCCACCTCAGCGGGAATCAACATGCATTGTCTCAAAGAGATAGAGGAATTTGACAACTTGATAATTGAGCATGTCCACCAAACTGACAAACGCACCGCTGAGCCTTCGGTGCGCATAATGTCACTCATACTTTTAGAACGTATAGCCAATGCCATAAGAAAGCACCCCACTCTTAAATACGACCCCAGTCTCTTTGAACCCATACGCATAGTCCATAAGATGAGCCTCAAAGCAGAATCTAGACCCCCTGGCTCTGATCCTTACAAGACCAGAGTGATATTTGTCGTCACTGCAATAAAGACGTATCTTGACAGGGTTGCTTTTGCCCCTGCAATGAAGAGAATGTATGGCCAGGGTGCTAATGCAATTGGGACTAAGTGGCTCCATGGGGGTGCACGTCGCTTCGCCACAACAATGGGTGCCCACAACAACAGAGAGAAGAAGTTCTGGCTTTCTCTGGACATAAGCAAGTTCGACCAATCTGTCCTTGCCTCCATCCTAATGATGGTCCTTATCCTGCCATGGTTTGTGTATGACCGAAAGTCCCCTGACTTTCCTGTTTTGGAAAAATTGATGCAGTGGTCTTTATCCCATTCAGTCGCAAAGATCGTGAAGTGGTTTGGGGCCGAATGGAGAGCGATATTTGGGCTCATGTTTTCCGGGGACTATATGACATCCATAGGAGACAGTTGGTACCTGGAGATCTTGTTTGACTGCTTTGACCAGCACCTGTATGATACCTGTGATCCCAAGGATAGGGAAGATTACAGACGATCCTGGCGACGCTTTAAGGACTATGGGGATGATGGTGTCCTCTCCCATCTTCTCAAGTACATACACCTTCTTTGTCCAAACGCAGACAGTGCACCCACTGCATTGAGGGATTACCTGAGGATTTTCTTCCACATGGACTTAAAGATGGAAGAAACGTATATATCCCGCGATGATGACCCACGCCCTGACCCCCTTCTCCCCTCGTTATACACCCAATTGACCCATATCCCCATTGGCCCCGAGATAGCATACCGTGGGG